AACAAACTATTATCGTGTCCAATACAACACGACCACAGATGACTTAAATGAAATCAAAATGGCAAGTGCAACAGTTAGAAACTGTCTATTGTTAAACGACACCCAAGCAGCGGTTACGGCTGGAACCCCTGGAACTGTTTTGACAAATAACGCAGCAGCCAGCGTTGCGATTAGTGCGGAGTTGTAAGATGGCAAGAGAATACACAGTCCTAGAAAATGGATATATCCAGTATGAGGAAAATGGCTATCTTTATGTGATACCTAATGACGAAGCCAACTCAGACTATCAACGATATCTAAATCCTGAAGCGGAACAATCCACACCGAGTGTGATCGATGCTGACAAGCTATAACGGATACCCTGCATCTAAAGATCCGGACGAGATTAAAATAAAGTCCTACCCGGTAAAGGGTACGGATCGTAAGCTAAAGTGTGCTAGTAGCGTGGGCCCGTTGCTAGCCGCTTTTGCTGCGGAATTCCACGAGCTAATCGAGCCCATCGACGAGGGTACGTTTGACGATTGGGGCTACGCTTTTAGGATGGTGCGCGGATCTACTGACCGCTTATCGTGTCACTCATCCGGAACGGCTATCGACCTTAATGCTACAAAGCATCCACTAGGCAAGGCCGGTACTTTCCCGGCTGAAAAGATCCCGATGCTCAGAGCTCTAGCTAAAAAGTACGGTCTCAAGTGGGGCGGCGATTTTAAGAGCAGGCCGGATGATATGCATTTTGAGGTAGAGGTATCGGCAAGCAAGGCTAAAGCATTAATCGCTAGTTTAGGTTTAGAGTAATACAAACCCTAAAGGGCGTTGAGGAGCAAGTAATGAAAGAGCAAGCAATAGCTGCGGCTAAATCCTACGGTCGCGCATCTTTGGCATCCGTAGCTGCGCTATATATGTCAGGTATTACAGATTACAAAGTATTGGCTAACGCGTTTATCGCAGGGCTAATCGGGCCACTACTCAAGGCGCTACAACCTAGCGAGAAGCAACTAGGCGTAGGGTCTAAGTAATGGAAAGAGCTCAGCTCGTAGTTGGTATAGCACTCGGGAGCTTTACTATTTTGGGGCTAGGAGCTGGGCTCGTCCGTCATATGGTTAAGTATTATTTAGCCGAGTTAAAACCGGACGGCAACGGCGGCCATAACCTGGCCGGGCGCGTGGAGCGTATCGAGCAGCGCGTAGACAAAATTTACGAGATCCTCCTCGAGGACCGATTAGCTAAATAGCGACACGCCAAACGTTTATACGCTTTGTATTCTGACATTTTGCCCTCATACTGATACTACAAACGCTGAGAGGGCTACTCGGTTAGTAGCTTTATCAGCCTTAACAAAGGGCTAAGTAATGAATAGTTTAGATGTATTAATTGGTTTGGCAGCCTGCGGTATGGGCTTTATGTTTATGGTTATCGGTTACTCAATAGGACACCGACAAGGACACGGCGAGGGCTTTGTAAGAGGCCGCGCTATCGCTCAAGCTCTGAAAGATAAGGAGCTAATCTAATGGGGTTTTTAGATAACTACGAGGACGTAAACGCTCGTATTAAGCGCTTTAGATCAGAATTTCCTAGCGGTCGCTTAGTGGCCTACATCGAGGACATCGACATCATTAAAGGCACAATCCTCGTTAAAGCCGAGGCGTATCGCGAGTATGAGGATACGGTGCCAAGTGCCGTCGATTACGCTTTTGGTAATGTATCAACCTATCCAAACAATATGAAAAAATGGTTTATAGAGGACACAATTACCTCAGCTTATGGTCGCGTAATTGGCCTATTAACACCAAGCGAGCACGCACGGCCTACCGCGCAGGATATGCAAAAGGTCGAGACACTACCGGCAGACTCTGATCCGTGGAGTACAAAAGCCTCGATAGAGGATATGGCCACGATGGCAAGCTCCGTACTCGAGATTGCTAAAGATTTAGGCGGTGAGTTAGTAGCCGAGGCTCCACGGTGCTCGCACGGCACGATGATATGGGCCGAGGGCACGGCTAAAGCAACGGGTAAACCGTGGGCCGCTTATAAGTGCACCGAGCGAGTTAGAGCTAATCAATGTAATCCGTATTGGCACGTGCTCGGCTCCGATGGAAAATGGAAGCCTCAAGTATGACAATTAACCCTAAAGATATTTACCGCTCACCCGATGGGCATATTTATAGCTTTGATGGTTACGGCGGTGCCGGTAATTGCTCAAAATGCGATAACGATACGCATATTAACGATTATGTCCGCGAGGATGGTTTAGTCGTGGCATTTTGTAAACGATGCGAGGACGGTCTAAAACTATGAGCGAATTAACCTTTATAAGAGATGGCGTGGCAACGACCATCCACGATAACGGCGAGATCACGGTAGTAGCCGCCAAACAATGCGACGAGTGTTTTAACTGGCATAGCGCACTCGGCGGCTTTGATGTACGCGACGTATCAGGTGAGGTCGTACTATGGTTATGTACACAATGTCGGGCGTAGCTAAGGTCGTGCTCGATAGAGCCCAGGAATTGTCAGCTCATCAAGCTGCACTAGATCGAGTACGTTATTTCAACTCGCAGATGGACGATCCAAGCCAACACGGGCAGCGCTTTGTAAATCTGCACGAGTTTATATGGCAAAAGGCCGAGGGAGCAGGGGCTGAAATAGCCGTAGCTAATTATTTTGGTGATTACGGTTTTACGCCCAAGCCACCAGATAGCACCGAGGCAGATGTAGGTAACAATATTGAGGTGAAATGGACCAAGCACGCTCAAGGCCATTTGATCGTACAAAATAAACAATATGAACGGGACGATATGGTCGCGATTATGGTTACAGGCTTTAGTCCTGTTTATCTTGTAATGGGCTGGATGCCGCTCCATATGATTATGCAACCTAAATACAAGCATCCTAATCAGGGTAATTATTGGGTACCTAAATCGAGCTTATTCGAGATGCAATATCTAAAGAGGTCTAACTATGGCGACATATAAAAGTAAGTGCCGCCTATGCGCTCGCATTACTGAGCATATAGAGCGTGTAGTAACCGATAACCTGCCACCCTATGTTAAATCCTTACAATGCGTTAAGTGCGGCGTAATGGGCATAGTGCTAATGGAGGATCTAAAAGATGCCGACGTATGAGTATGAGTGCATAAGCTGCAACGTGCGCTATGAGACGGTAGAAAAGATGGCCGAGCACGTTACGCCGTATTGTTGTAATTTGATGATGAGGCAGGTATATAGCGCTCCGGGCCTTGTATTTAAGGGTACGGGATGGGGTAAAGATGCGTAATAGTTATCCACAGGAGTTATCAACAGGCGTGAATAACCTGTGGGACACGCTCAAAGATACGCTCAATGTTTGTAAACTCTTGACATTACGGCTACGCTCCAGACTCGCAGGCGAGCCGCTACCGCGGATAGCTCGCAGGCGTAGTTTGGTGCTATTGGCCGGGCTATTGCTATTTAGCCATATGCCTGCATCTCAAGCAATTAACACACAAAGAGATAAAGAAAACTACAAGCTATACGCTCATATAAAGCTACTCAATGCTAAGCAATATAGATGTTTAGAGCTATTGTGGAATAAAGAGTCTCGATGGGATCCACGCGCAGATAACCCTAAAAGCTCTGCATTTGGTATTCCTCAGTTACTTAATATGAAAGAGTTAGATCCATTTAAGCAAATAGATCTAGGCCTTAAGTACATAGCTCATAGACATAAGACACCTTGTAAAGCGTGGGCGCATCATCTAAAGACCGGGCATTACTAATGGTCAGAGGTAGACAAGATCCACGCGTAAGTCAAAAGTATAAGAAAGCCCGGTTAGTTGTATTAGCTAGAGATGGTTACACGTGCGCCTATTGTGGGCAAGATGCTACGACGGTGGATCACATCCAAAGCATCAAGTCCGGAGGAGATCCGGTAAGCCTTGAGAATATGATCGCGTGCTGCGCTCGATGCAATAGCGCTAAAGGATCACGCTCACAAGGGGTTTTTTTAGCACGCAATTCTACCCCCCCT